TACAGAATAATCCGCAGCGTTGGCAGTCACATTAATCCAGAAATCAAGGGTGAACACCCCACCGGACAAGTCAAAATCAGCGTTATCGGATGCGGACAGGTATGCGTTGGTTGTGAAATTGGCATAATAATTGCCCATCATCGACGTTGACGATGTAAACGTCACGTTGTTATTGGAAACAGTGTGGGGCGTTGTCGGACTTGAATCGGTAACATTGTTTTCAAAGTGCAGCAGCAGCATGGTGTTTGCGTCTATACCGCCAGCACCGGCCTCCAGCGGCGCTGTATTGCCAGAAGTGCTTTTGCTCATTTCTTCTGTAAAATCATAAACATCATTACCGGCAACATTTATAAAGCCCGCTATTTCCCGCTCGGCCCCACCCCAGATTAAAGATTCAGACCCATTGCAATATGCGCAATCACCATCTGGGGCGTCCGAAAACACGCCACCCGGCGTAGTCGATGTTGGCGTATAGAGTGCCGTGCCTGAAAAATTTCCGTCACTTCCAATAGCGGTTGTGTTCTGCCATATCCGTGCGGCAGACTCGGCAGCATTCCACGCCTCCACCAGAACATGGCTTTCGGCAGGTTGGTCCTTTTTAAAATGGTATGCGCTGCGAACCTTTAAATAGGTCGATAGGGCGTTGGAATTTACCTTGCTCATCCCGCCGATACCACGGATGGTGTTCTTGTGATACCGCATGTTTACAAGAGTCTGATAGTTCGGCCCAATCTTGGACGGGTCCTGACCGGTTATCAACTTGCCGTCAAGCGGCATCTCGTACTTATATAGTTTTTTGTCTCTCGGCATTATTGTCTCTTTTTAAGGTTCACCTTAAAGTTGCCAGGTCTTTGCGCACGATTCACGCTGTAAGCGTACCGGCCTATTGCACGTTCATAATAGGCATAAAGCGCATCACCGAAATCGGGTTCCCTGTCACGGTACTTATAAAGGAACACCGCATATTTCACCAACGCCTCTTTGTACTGATCAGGAAATCGGTATATCCCATAGTCTGAATACACCGGATCGGGCTGCTGAACATACGGCACCGTTATGGTGTAGTCGGCTGTGCTCGGAGGCGGGTCGATGTATATCTGATAACGCGATTGCGGCTGAATCACATAGGCGTCGTCAGTGTCCCAATCGTTTCTTGTGAATAATCGCACCAGGATTGACATCTGAAAAGTCACCAGAAGTGTCCGTCAGGGTGCATTGACCGGCAGAATCATCGCTGTCTGATGTGGCCGTACCCGTCACCTGGTCCTGGTCGGCAACATCTATGATGGAAAAGTGCGACGGTATGGCAACGGAAGTGGTGTTTTTATCGTACAGGATGTCTTCATAATCCTTCCAGTACAGCTTATAGTAATCGCTGTCATCATACAGGGTTATGAAAAACCTGTTGTCGCGGTCTTTTGCGTACAGCCTTAAAAAGTCAGGATTAAGGTCGTACTCATCGTCGTCGGCAACCGTTGTAATATCCTGAGATGACCGCAAGCAACCCGTCCGATCCACAAAATCCTTTGCAGCCTCATACAGAAAATCGTATGTGGTGTAATCATCAAGCCAGCCGGTATTGCTGTCTTCGTTTAGCAGTTGCCGCACACGACGCAGCATGTCTTTACCGTCCACTACTCTCTCCCTACTTCCCGACCGTCCAGTATCGCCTTGGTCAAATCGTTTATAGTCTTGTAAGCGTCACCGCCACCATCTTTGCGAAGGCGCTCTACATTAGTATTTTCGCCAAGCACCTTGCCCAAAATCTTATAGCACTTGTTCGCCTGATCCCCGGTAATTTTGCCGTGATCGGCTTTGACGCCGCAGGCAGACGCAATGGTGGGGTCTATGGTGATGTGCTTGACATCCTTTAGGCGTTTCAGCTCATCACGCGGATTAACCAGCCCGTTCTTTGTTTCTTTTCTGGTGGGCATGGTGTCCTTGATCTGCTGCTGGAGTTTCTCATAAGCCTTCCAACACCGGTCGCGCTGCTTGTCGTTCAGAGACGGCTTTGAATCCAATATTTTCTTTAGCTTTTCCCGCTCCTGCTTTATCTGGCCGCGAATCAACGGCACGTTTTCGCCAACCATCTTGCCGCTTTCAAGCATTCGTTCTTTTCGTGATATGTTCTCCTCAAGATCTTCTATGTGCATATCAAAGTACCATGCTGGCATGTCGGATACAATCTTGCCATCACGATTTAAGTCAATCTCGCCAAAAAACTGAATGTTCCCACTTTCGTCTACTTTTTTCTCGGTAGCTGCCATTTTTCCTCCTACTGCGCCATCGTGCAAGGGGTGACGCCAATAAAGTTTAGCATTTCATTGTTGCCCTCTTCGGTGTTCAGGGCGTGTAGCATGTCAAATATTTTAAAGTTATCGGGATACTTCGATTCAAGCATTTCTGCCATGTCATAGTATTCATCCCAATAATCGGATATGCAATCTCTCAAATCCGTCGCAACTTTGCGGCGCGGCACACTTTCGTCCGGGAAATAAACCTCCGTCCGCTGCTCCTCGTCCCATGCGGCTTCAACCGCATCGCGTGTGGCGGCGTCCATGTTGTCAAGGTCTTCCTGCGTAACGGTTTCGCTGTACTTGAATGTGTACTCTTTTACTTTGTAACTAACTGATTTTATAAGCATCTGCACAATCGGGTTAACCGGTATGATGTCGCGCAGATACGATTTTATCACAAGGTTTCTGTCTCTTTTAAAACATATAAACTTTGCGTCAGGATATTTTTCTATTACTTTTTCTACATAAGGCAACCAGTAATATGCAACATCGGGTTTAAATCTATCCAGGATACCTTCAATGTTCTTCTGTTTTTCGGGGTTCCAGTTCAGTCGGTACTTTTCGTGCGTGGCGTCAATTCCGTGCTTTGTCAGAAATTTAGCCATTGACCGGGTTCCGCACCGACCGGTCCCCAACCCTATTATAATCGGCTTACCCATACTTTTTCATAAAACTGCCCTGCGGCACGTCATACCCGTAAGTCCTGCCGGAAAAAGTACGACCAATTTCAGACCATGCACCATGAACATAATACGGAATCTTGCGACCCACACACACCCCCAACCAATGATCAACACCGGGTTTCTGAAGCGTGTATTCATCAAGCATATTAAGTCGCGTGTGATTCACGCCATAAAAATTTATTTCTTTGACCCCACTGATAAGCGCAAGTGCTATCATGTAGCACACACCGTTTGAAAAATACTCCGTATTAAATTCCGCCAACACTAGTTCTATTGGATATCTTATATATGTAGTTCCAGGAATCGCATCACACGAATACACCGGGATATTTTTTTTGTTAGTAATCTCAATAATTTTATCCCTGCGCTCACGCTGATGGGGTAAAAGCAGTTCTTCCCTGTGCATGTCAAAGTGCAGATCAACGTCGCGCTCGAAAATGATGCTGTTTATGCCCCAACAATTTTCTTGGGGGGCAAGTTCCATACCATTCCCGCGTCCGACGATGTTCAGCACTTCAGGTGCCACAATTGGTGACTTTTCTTTGAAGATCGGCTCTGTATGTCTACAACCTTCAGTGTTGCACCTATCGAGTGAATGTATTCCTTCAATAGTTTGCATGAGTATTTATTTTTATAAAACCCCTTGCGCGACAGATGAATTTTTTCTTCAACACCAGGATGAATAAACCAAATAATTGCGACCTGTTCTGCAACCCGGCACATTTCAGACAGGGTTGAGTACGGCTCTTTAAGATGCTCTAAAAGGTGTCGTGCAGTTGCGACGTTAAACTCTTTATCGCCATACGGTGTTTCATATGACGGGTACACCTCAAAACGTCCCTGCGGGTAAGTCTTTCGGCAATCTTCAATAAAGCCAGTGCAAACATCAATACCGGTATAGTCAATATCAATATTGTTTTTGCGATAAAACTCATAATCAAGCCCAAGGCCGCACCCGACATCAAGAACTCGATCCCCGCCTTTTACAATATCTAAATATGCCTTTCTCGAATCAATGTTCCCAAGAATGGTTCTGAACTGATCAATGGTGTAATATTTGCCGTTTGCAACATTGTTCTGCCACCATTGCTCGTATGAATTCACATCCGATTCCACCGACAAAACAACTTTGAGTCTACCGTTTCCACAACAAGATGCTTTACTTCTATGCTGTTGTTAATGTACAACTTATAGCCAGCCGCCTTTATCTTGTCCAGAAACGAAAAGTCCATGTCGTTCATGCGCTTGGTGCGGTCTGGATTGTAGCTTTTCTCATACCAGGGTGGACTTATCTTTTCCAAGACTTCCCGCATATAAAACATATTCGTGTGGGGATACGGAACTTCCTGTATCGCCCCTTCGTCCTTCATAGAACCAGCAATATAAGGAAAGTCATTTGTTTCAAACATCAACGGACGGTAATCGGCCCATCGCCACTTATTATACAGCTTTGGACCGATTACCTTGTATTTTTCCGCAAGGGGAACCATGAATGGAAAATAGTGGGGTGGATACACTTGATCGATATCCATCTTCACAAGCATATCGCAACCGCTTTTTAAAAACTCTGCAACCATCTGGTTGTTTCTGCAAAGATCGTCCGTGTCGGTGAAGCGTACTTTCACATACTTATATGGCTTCTCCATTGCTTCCCAAGACCAATGAAAATCCGCAGGAACAAACTCCTGACTGTTGCAAACCCCCACATATAGTTTCATAATTACCTGCCCCGCGCCCAGTCTCGAAAGAACTAGGGAAGTTATTATCCGTCTGTAGAATCAGTTCCGGCCCATTCGATAGCTTTTTCACTATCGGCATTGACTACGAGAATCGGATCATACGCATGGCAATCACCGATACTCAAACATTCATCAATATTGGCTGCGTTATCTTTTAAAATGCACTTCAAGTTATATATTTCTCCGGTAGCAGCACTATCCAAAACGATACAGAGGTCCTCCCCTGCTTGGGTCTGTAAGATACAATCATGGATGAGAATATTTAAGCATTCGTCAGTCTCGTTGAAAATAACACCTTCTTCCCAATCACCGTTATAAGCATGAATGTTGTAAATCTCACAATCATCACACCCGTTAAGATGGATGGCACAATGCGCGTCACCATCAGCAGTGTTACGGCCACGAATTTTCAGATCATGCAATTTATTCCTATTTGCATCCGCACCGACACTGATAAGGTCGATAGCTTCACAAGAAGCCGCTTCGATAACCTCGTTGAATCGGAAAATATTTCCACTGCCAGTAATCTGAATCGGATCTGTTGCGGCGTCTATCCCAATAGAAAAACGCATGTTTTCAACAACACATCCGTCACCGGAAATGATAACCGCAGCAGCAGCAAGAGTTGTGATACTAATCAACGGACGCGCATCACCCTCGCCAAGACCGGTGATTGTCACACCATCAACATCAATCGTAAGCCCACCATCGGTTGTAACAGTTTCCGTATGTCCCGGCATAACATAAATAACGTCGCCCTTGTCTGCGGTACATTTCCCAACTGCCAAATCAATAGTTGACAGCGGGTGCTTAATATCAAGCCCCGAATTGCCCGAAAGACCGGTTGTGCTGTCAACAAAAAACACAGAGCCAGTTGTCATTACGGCACCCTGCATAGGGATACCATTAATTTTATAACCACCTAACATAGCCATATTGTCATTCTCCTATTTGTTTCAACGGGGGAGCGATGACTTGTCTCCCCCGTGAGGTTTGATGCGAAGGTTTCAAAGTCAACAGTCGTGTTGGTTTCCTGGGAAATTCTGTCTACCCAGATCAGGAACTTTTTCATCAGATCCCAATTCACCATAAACCAGTTGTTGGTATCCGAATCGTCCAGCCTCATGTACCGGAAAACCTTATACCGGCCGTACTGCGGGTTGATGTTGCCTTCCACAGTGTCAAGACTTTTCTGCGTCCCTGCAATTTCCTCGGCAGCGTCACCAAGAGCGTCAGGCACGATCAGGGCGAAGTTGTCGCTCATCTCGATTCTTTCGCTGTCCTGGTCACGGAACCGGCGCATTGCCAGCCACGTTGCAGCCACAGAGGTTTTATCCAATGCGCTGGTCCCCTTGTTGTCAAAACCCGAAGTCGTGCTGGTTCCGGATTTCGTGGTGTGGGAATCGTTGCACAGGGACAACCCCTCTTCAGTCTGCATGAAGTCAAACGCAGCCGAAAACGCATAATTAAACGGACGTGCGCGGTATTTCTCCTGGGTGCGCACGTTTGACTTGACAAGCTCACTGGCGTTGCCGCGCAGAACCGGCCATTGATTGTCGTCGATGAACTTGCGCTCGGTGATGACACCGGCTGCAAACTCTTTCGGCTCGATCTTGGTCCAGTAGGACGGTGCAATACCCAGATAACTGAGCTTGCCGTTAAATTCCGGAATGTCGGCCAGCCCGCCAACACCGTAAAACTCGGTTACGGCTTGCTGCGGGTTGATCGTGCGGTACAACTGTGCGCCCTGTTTGGGCAGGTCGTTGTACATATTTTCCGAAACCTCGAAAAGATCTTTTTTCAGCAGCTTACGAAAGACTGCTGAATTCAAAGGGGAAACTCTACTCATTTCAGCCTCCTTTCAATTAAGCTGTGGTGTTCAGGCGGACAGTCGGTTGGAAATTCACCGGGTTGAAGCGGAACTCAACATACTCTTCCCCGGAAACCGACAGGTCAAGCCTGACCACATCGATTAAAAGATAATTGGCAGTCAGTTCTGCGTTATTGTCGATATACATGCCCTCTGCATCGATATAACACCTTGACATACCAAATGGCCGCAGACCATTCGCAACAACAAATGTGTCTCCGATAGCAATATCCGCTTTAAAAGCAGGGCTGTTCTGGAACGCCGTTGAGCTTGCATTCTGAACAATCCTGTATTGACCCATGTTAGCACCAGTCCGGCAGTACATAGTCGCAAAGTTCGCAACCGTGGTGGACTCGTTTGCGTTAGACGTAAAATCAAGTCCGGTTGCACTGGAACCCGAAGTAACGGTCAGGGTCGTCATGGCGGTGCCGTAGGCAGCGTTAAAGATTCTGCCCCGGATCACCGTTTCTGAAGTAATCGGGATGTATTGCACCATCGCAAATTCCAGCCGCATCGGACCCTCAACACCCTCGTACTGCGTGGTGTTTCCGTATCCAGCAGCTTCGGCACCTGCGGTGATGTACTCCGTTTTATACGTAGAGTTGTATACCTTATTGGGTCCGGTAGCATTGGTCCCAATTACAACTCCCAACGGCACATCCAGATTGGTAACATTAGCAGCACCAGACGCGACAGGCAGCGGCCTTACCCCACAGGTGGGGGTGGCCGTGTCAACGCCAATGATGGAACCGACATAAACGGTTTCACTGACATTAACGGGCGCCCACAGCGATTGGTGGCTGTTTTGATGGACAACCGTAAACATTGTTTAAATTCTCCTTAATAATCCCCGCGCCAGTTCGTGGAACCGCAAAACGGGCATCCACGGCTGACATCGGATTTTATCGGGTGTGTTATTGTTTTCGGGGTGGACCCATCATAGCCGAGTTCCATAATTGTGTGATAGTGTCCGATTGGCCCAGCAAGGCACAATTTTTTAGTCTTGTCCGTGGGCGAAACGGATGAATCCGGCTGCGCATAGCGGTAATAATTCGTGTGATCATCACCACCCCTGCTTTCAGAATCCCCCAACTCATCTCTTTGACTGTCGCAAACAAAACCGCAGTTCCAACACCTGAAATACCTCCCATCGTCGTCCCCCTTGCCGGGTACGGGCAAAGTGCGAGACTCCTTGTGGAGCGGTGGCTTGTGCGGTCTGTCATAAACCGGCATCAGTCAAGATCCTTTACCAATTTGCGTGCAGCTTCATCGCCTTCGGTGCGGGCGACATAATCATAGTATGCCTGCGCATCAGCGTCCAGCTTCGGCATCTTGGTTTCTTTGACGACTGTTTTTTGCGTGGTGGCAACCCCGGTGTTGGCCCTTTCACCTTTTAACGGGTTGACCTTCTTTTCCGATTTAGTGCTACTTTTTCGGAAGTAGATCCCCTGCGCCTTGTAAAAATTCCGTTCAGCATCGATTTCGGGATTATTTGACGAATTAAGAGGGATGTTCTTCATTTCTTCCACAACTGCCGTCCACTCCTCATCGGTCAAATCCGTCCCCAAACCCTGAACGGTATTTCTGTACTTGTCGTCGTATTGTTTCTGTTCCCTTTTCTTCGCCTTCTCACGCTCCGTTTCGTAACGCTGAAGATCCTTCATGGTAAGCGGCTCGTCAGGATCTATCGGGTTTTCATCCCGTCGCTGAGAATTCGCCTCAAGGAAACTTTGCAAGCTGCTCAGTGTTTGCGTCATCTCATCCATCCGTCGATGCATGGCTGACACCTTGCGTCCAAGGTCTGAGCGCTCTTTATGGTCTGCGGGAAGACCCTCCTCGGTAACTTCAGCGGTTTCTTCCTCGGCTGGAGTCTCATCGGTTTGGGTTTCCTCGGCTTGTTGCTCTTCTTGAATTTCCTCTGTTTGTGTTTCTTCCGCTACCGCCTCCGCAGCGGCCTGGTCTAAAGCGGCTGTAGACTGATCGGTCATTTCATCCTCCTAAGATGATTTGGCTTTAAATTTTTCGTAATCCGCATTATACTGCGCAATGCGACCCTGCCATCTGTTCAATATATTTAGATAAGCGCGAAGATCGGCTCGATCCTTGTCGCTGTCTTTTTCGTTCATTATGACACCCATGATATTCTCGACGCACATCACAATATCCTTGACAAGCTCCTGCCCAACGGGTGTCTCTATGGCGTTTACAAACTCTTTGTTCTTTGCCAGAACCGATATTAATCGTGACGCATTTTCGCCACCCATGCGTCGCGCAAGCTGGGTTAGCCGTTTTGCTTTTTCTGATTCGTCCATTAGTATGCTCCTATATTAGCAATTCCCCTCGTTCCCATCTCGGCACCGGACATCGGGATCATGTTCTGGTTGCTGACCGGTGCGCCCTGAGATTGCGACACCTGATCCGTGCCGCCGCCTGTCTGTTGCGGAATCAAACCCTTGTTCGGGTTTAGCAGAGCAGCCATAGCCGCAACATACTCATCCCCCATCAATTTCGTAATGTTCGCGTAGATTTCGTTTACCATGTTCACGCCGTCCGGATGAATCTGAACCAATTGAGCGGCATACCCGAACAGGGTGCTCCAGATATTCAGCTTGGCGTTCTTGGAGTATTCGGGTTCAATCGACTGTGACAGAGGCTTGTAATAATAAT